GGTGTCTACAATGGACCGGTCGCAGCTCCAGTCTCTCCTTGAGACTCTGGCTCCAAACGTCTATTTTCAGCCACCTCCCAACCTGACGATCGCATATCCGTGCATCGTCTACAGCCGTGATCAGGCAGAGACGGAATTCGCTGACAACCGTCCTTACCGCCGCACGAAGCGGTACCAGGTGACCATCATCGATCAGGATCCGGACAGCCCGATCCCAGACAAGGTCGCTGACCTGCCGATGTGTCTCTTCGAGAGGCATTTCACGCAGGGGAACCTTCACCACGACGTCTACAATCTCTATTTCTGAAGGAGAAAACCCCATGGCGGAACTCGTCTGGGACCAGGTCGGTGAGCGTCGGTACGAGACCGGCGTCGACCACGGGGTCCTGTACATTCCCAACGGAAGCGGCGTGTACGACGCCGGCTACGCCTGGAACGGCCTCGTCTCGGTCACCGAGTCGCCGAGCGGTGCCGAGTCCAACCCGCAGTACGCGGACAACATGAAGTACGTCGACCTCAAGTCGGCCGAGGAGTTCGGTGCGACCGTCGAGGCCTTCACCTACCCGGACGAGTTCGCCCAGTGCGACGGTTCGGCGGAGCCGGAGCCCGGCGTCTTCATCGGCCAGCAGAACCGGAAGTCCTTCGGTCTGTCCTACCGGTCCAAGATCGGCACCGACCTGGACTCGGACGCCGGCTACAAGCTGAACCTGGTCTACGGCGCCTCGGCGGCTCCGTCGGAGAAGGCTCGGACCACGGTGAACGACTCGCCGGAGGCCATCACGTTCTCGTGGGAGCTCACCACCACGCCGGTTCCGGTCGGAACCATCGGTGGGGTCACCTACAAGCCGTCGGCCTTCCTGTCGATCGACTCCACCAAGGTCAGCGCCACCGCTCTGGCCGCCCTCGAGGACGCCCTCTACGGCACCGCGGGTTCTGACCCCCGTCTGCCGACCCCGGCCGAGGTTGTCGCGATGTTCGCCGGCACCATCACCTCGGTGGAGACCGTCGCCCCGACGTACGACGCGGGTACCGACATCGTCACCATCCCGGCGGTCACCGGCGTTCAGTACTACGTGAACGGGGAGCCTGTCGTGTCCGGTCCGTACGGTCCGATCACGCAGGACGTGGTGGTTCAGGCCACCCCGCTCGCCGGCTACCAGTTCACGCCGACGTCGGACGACGACTGGACCATCAACTTCGCCTGATCCGACGAGAAAGGAGACCAGAGAATGCTTACCCTCCTGGTTCCAATGTCCCCTGAGGGATTCGACGAGGAGAAACAAGAGTTTGTTCCTCCCAGCGAGTTCTATTCATTGGAGCTCGAGCATTCTCTGGTCTCACTTTCAAAATGGGAGTCATTCTTCAAGAAACCCTTCTTGAGCACTTCCGAGAAAACCACAGAAGAGACTTTGTGGTACGTACATGCGATGATTACCACCCCAAATCCCCCGGGGGACATTGTCGCCAGACTTTCCAAAGAGCACTTTGACTTGATCAACGAGTACATCGTCGACAAGATGACTGCTACTTGGTTTGCCAACGAAGGTGAAGAGAAAGCTCGCGAGATCATTACGGCCGAAGTCATCTACTACTGGATGATCTCACTTCAAGTTCCGATGGAGTGCCAGTACTGGCACTTGAACCGCTTGTTGACCCTCATCAAGGTCATCAACGAGAAGAACAAGCCCCAGAAGAAGATGAGTCCGGCCGAACGTGCTAGACAACAGCGAGAATTGAACGCCCAGCGGAAGGCTCAAATGGGCACTAAGGGCTGAGAGGAGGTACGACGTGACACGACTTAGCTGGGATGTTTCCGGCGAGCGTTACTTCGAAGATGGCGTCGACCGTGGCGTCTTGTATGTCGATGGCGTGGGTTACGTCTGGAATGGCCTTGTCTCGGTGAACGAAACGCCTGCAGGTGGAGAGCATAGCTCTTACTACCTCGATGGGGTGAAGTACCTTGCCGTAACTTCCGGTGAGGACTTCGAAGCCACCATCAGGGCGATTTCCAGCCCCTCGGCGTTCGCGCTGTGTGACGGAACCAAGTCTCTCTATCAGGGGCTGTTCGCCACTCAGCAACCACGCAAGCCGTTTGGTTTTTCGTACCGAACGATGATCAGTACGGACCAGACACAAGACAGCGGATACAAGATCCATCTGATCTACAACGCTTTGGCTGCTCCTTCCGAAAGGAACAACGCCAGTCGAAGCAATTCGCCTGGGTTGGAACCACTCAGCTGGTATATTCAGGCGGTTCCACCCTCAGTTGTGGGGTTGGGCTTCAAACCGACAGCGCACTTCATTGTCGACTCCAGAAATACCCCGGGGGAGATTCTCGGTCAACTCGAGGATATCCTCTACGGCAGCGAGGCGGCAGACGCTCGGTTCCCGACCCAGCAAGAGATTCTTGACCTGTTCGAGGTCTACGCGACGCTCCAGGTCAATGACAACGGCGACGGTACTGCCACGATCACCGGTCCTGATGACGTCGTCACTCAAGACACGGTCGACCCGACCAAGTACACCATTTCCTGGGGTTCTGTGGTCAACACCGATGTCGACACCTACACCATCAGCTCACTCTGACAAGGAGGCAACATGGGCACCGTTCAAGTCTTCACTGCCGATCGCATGCTCGGGATCGAGAACTCCTCCATCGTCGACGGCTCGGTGGTTGGCGACAACCTGATCCTCACTCAGAAGGACGGAACGCCGATCGATGCCGGCAACGTCCGCGGACCTCAGGGAAGCCAGGGCATCCAAGGTCCTCAGGGTCAGAACTCGGCGTACATCGTCAGGAACTCCGACCCGAATGCGAACCTGACACTTTCCGGTCTCCAGACCATCGATGGTGTTCTCGGCGTGGCCGGAGACCGCATCTTGGTCAAGAACCAGACCACTCCGTCACAGAACGGCATTTACGTCGTTTCTGCCGGCGCCTGGTCTCGTGCTACAGACTTCGACACGCCGGCCGAGATCGGTGGCGCCGCGGTCATGGTGCAATCGGGCACCACCAACGGCGGAACTCGCTGGGTGACGACCTTCAAGTCGACCGACACCATCGGTACCACTGCGATGAACTGGTACCGCAGCCTCGATGGGGCCAACGCGGTATATCTGACGCAAAACGGTGGTTCAACCGACGCCAGCGGCTTCATGACCATTACGCACAACCTGGGTTGGGCTCCGAGGATGATCTTCGGCATGCAGGCGAACCCGAGCACCAGGTTCGCCATCCTTTGGGGTTGTGACACCATCGGAACTTCTACGTTCCGAGCTCGGTTCATGAACGCCAGCACCGCCGGAGGTCTCGCTTCACTCGACATCGGGTCTTTCATTTTCTTGTGCATCCGATAAGGAGGCATCGTGAAAGTCTCCCTTACGTCAAGAGGCGATCTCGTCAAAACCGAGAGATTTCTCCGAAACGCGATGAATTTCGACGCTCGGAAAGTTCTAGAGGCTGCCGCACAAGAAGGCGTCAAGGCTCTGGCTGCTGCAACTCCAAGGGATTCCGGCCTGGCCGCAAATTCTTGGAGCTACGAAATCTCCGGTGGACGTAACGGAGTAACTGTCACGTGGACCAACAGTGACGTCGAGAACGGTTTCCAGGTTGCCATCGCTTTGCAGTACGGCTATGGCACTGGAACCGGCGGCTACGTTCAGGGTCAGGATTACATCAATCCAGCCATGCGGCCGATATTTGACAAGATCGGCGACAGGATAGGAAAGGCGGTGGCCGCTCTATGAGTAACAGCATTGACTCTCGCATCGTCGAGATGAAGTTCAACAATTCTGACTTCGCGCGCGGCGTCGCCTCTACCCTTCGTGACCTCGAGAACCTCAAGAAGGGGATGAAACTCGAGGGGGCCACCAAGGGCCTCGACCAGCTGAACGAGAAGACCAGTCATCTCAACCTGGGTCCGCTTGCAAACGGAATCAGTACGCTGACGTCCAAGTTCAGCACGATGGGCATCATCGGCGTTACCGCTCTGGCGTCTATCGCAACCAAAGGCATCCAAGTCGGTGCCCAGTTGGTCAACTCTCTGGCTCTCGGTCCTCTGAAGGACGGTCTCGCGGAATATGAGACCAACCTCGGATCGATCCAGACGATTCTGGCCAACACTGGTCTCGAGGGCAAGAAGGGTCTGGGGCAGGTCAACTCTGCTCTGAACGACCTGAACCACTACTCGGACCAGACGATCTACAACTTCTCCGAGATGGCTCGGAACATCGGCACCTTCACGGCTGCCGGTGTCGATCTGAAGACGTCAACCGCGGCCATCAAGGGTATCGCGAACCTGGCTGCCGTGTCGGGTTCGAATGCCGAACAGGCTTCAACAGCGATGTACCAGCTCTCGCAGGCTCTTGCCGCCGGCAAGGTTTCGCTTGAGGACTGGAACTCGGTCGTCAACGCCGGCATGGGCGGTAAAGTCTTCCAGGAAGCCCTGAAGGAGACCGCCCGAGTCCACGGTGTCGCAGTCGACAAGATCATCAAGGATGAGGGTAGCTTCCGGAACTCTCTGCAGAAGGGCTGGATCACCTCTGAGATCCTGACCGAGACGCTGAACAAATTCACTGGTGACCTCAGTGCCAAGCAGCTCAAGGCGATGGGCTACAACGACAAGCAAATCGCCGGCATCCTCAAGATGGGTAAGACCGCTACAGAAGCGGCTACCAAGGTCAAGACCGTTTCCCAGCTGATCAGTACTCT